GAGCGGCGCGTGTTGGAACTGCCGCCGTTTCATGCGGGCTTCGAACTCGCCTCGATCCGTTTCCTGCGGTCGCGCAGCGAAGCTCGCGCCGACAACCTTCGGGCAGCCCTGCTCGAATACCGCTTCCGCCTTTTTGAACCGCTTTAAGGAGCCTTGCTCATGCCTGCACAATCCGGCGCCGCCTTCCTGCTCAAGATTACCGACGGGGCGACACCCCCAGCCTATCAGACTGTCGCAGGCCTGCGCACCACGCAGATGTCGATCAATGGCGACACCGTGGTCGTCACGCACAAGCAATCGGGGGGCTGGCGTGATCTGTTGTCCGGTGCGGGCACCCGTTCTGTTTCGGTCAGCGCGGCGGGCATCTTTCTCGGCAGCACGGCCGAAAGCGCGGTGCGCGCCCATGCGCTGGCCGGAACGCTCGATGATTACGAATTGTCGTTTGAGGATGGCGAGCGCATGCGCGGGCGGTTTCTGGTGCAGCGCCTCGATTATGCCGGGGATTTCAACGGCGAACGCAGCTACACGCTCCAGCTGGAAAGCTCGGGACCGGTGGTGCCGGCATGACCGCGGCTGCCAATCCCCTGCGCGGGGAAAGCACGCTCTGCGTCCACGGCGTGAACTATGTGCTGCGGCCGAGTTTCGAGAATCTGGTGCTGGCCGAAGCGGAACTGGGATCGCTGTTCGCGCTGGTCGAACGCGCAGCGGGCGGCGCGCTGACCCTGATCGAGATGACCGCGCTGCTGTGGCACTGCCTGCCCAATGATAACCGCCCGGAACGGGTTGCGGTCGGTCAGGCGGTGCTGGCGATGGGTTTGGTCGGCGCGACGATGCCGGTGCGCGCCGTGCTGTCCCAGGTGCTCAAGGGCGAGGCATGACAGACAGTTTCGGGGACGCCGCCACCCGCTGGTGTGCGCTGGCCGCGCGCCTGCTTGGCTGGCGTCCGTCCGAGTTCTGGAACGCGACCCCCGCCGAACTGGCGATGGCGCTGGCTGCGCCTGACGACCACGCCACCCCCTTCCCGCCAAGCCGCGAGGCAATCGCCCGCATGATGGAGCGCGACGCTGATGACTGACAATTTCGAAGAACTGGTGATCGACGTGCGCGCCAGCACCGATGGCTTTGCCAGTGATGTCGACGCGATGCGCCGCACGCTGGATGGCTCATTGATCGACGGGTTCAGCCGAGCGGGCAATGTTCTTGAACGCGGCCTGCTCGGAGCTTTACGGCGTGGGAGCCTCGGCTTCGATGATCTGAAACGGGTTGCGTTCAGTGCGCTGTCGGAGATCGCGGGTTACGCCTTGCAGTCCGGGATCGGCAGCCTGTTCGGTGGAGCGGGCGGCGGGGGTGGCGGCCTCGGCAACTTCATCGGTAATTCGCTGGGCGCGCTGCTTGGCCTGCCGGGACGCGCCACGGGCGGGCCTGTCGGGCCGGGGCGGGCCTATATGGTCGGGGAGCGCGGGCCCGAGGTGTTCGTGCCCACCAGCGCAGGACGGATTGAAACCGGTGCAGGTGCAGGCGCAGGCCGCGATGTTCGGGTGGCCATCCAGGTCGCCGTACCCCGCGGGCAGGCCGCCCCCACTGCAATGCAACGTTCATCACGCCAGATCGCCAGCGCCGTTCGCAGCGCGCTGCAGCAAGCCTGAGCGAGGAGGCTCGCGATGGCATTCTGGCTCGCCCGCTCCGCCCGCGCGCAGGAAAGCACTTTCATGCAGCGCTTCGATCCGCGCTTCTGGACCGTGAATTTCCCGCGCCCGGCAATGGCCTCGGTCGTCACCACCGGGACCGACAGTCTGCGGATCGATGTCGAACTGCACCATGCGGGCGAACTTGTGGGGCTGATCTGGGACAGCATCGACACGCTCGATCATCCGCTGCTCGCCTACCAGTCCGACCGCGATTACGCGCACACAACGCTCAGCTTCCGCTGGCGGTCTGACGGGGTGATCGCGCTCGATCAGCCCAATGGCCCAACCTTGACGATTGAGGGGCGCGATGCCGCAGGGCTGCCACGCACCTGGTATGTCAGGCTGTGGAATTATGCCGAGGGCGCGCCAACGGATGCGCGGATCGTGCTACCATTTTCGGCGCTGGAGAGCGGTTTTGGCCTTCCGGGCGAACCTGTCTATCCCAGCGATATCGACCGCATGTTCATCTCGCTGGTCGCCCCGGGATTTGTTGCCGGAAGCACTTCGCCGCTCCCAACGCGGTTCAACGGATCGGTCACCATGTCCGAAATCGTGGCTGACGGGGCGCGGGCGATGCTGGAACTGGGCGATGTGTTCGTCCCCCCGCATGGCGAGCGCATGGCGACAGCCTATGATGACGCCTACAACCAGACCCCGGCACGGCTGTTGCGAGCGGTCATTGGCCTCGGCTACCGCAAGGATATCGTCCACTATGTCGGGATGAGCCACTTCATGCGGCTTGCGCGGCAGGTGGGGGGCAGTTTGCTGGCCTCTGCCGGGGGCGAACTGAGCGAGCCAGCTTTCGTCTGGCACCGCAATTTCTTTGCACTGGCCAAGGAGAGCGGACTCGAAGTGATCGCTTCGCTGTCCTACGAATTGTTCGACGCCTATTGCCCCGAAACCTGGAAACAGCGAACCGCAACCGGCGCCCCGGCGCTGACCGGGTGGGTTCCGCCCTCAACCTTACTTTCGCCCGCCAATGCGACTGCGATGGGATGGCTTGCGGATATTGCCGAGAGGTTCGTCGCGCTTCTGAATCAGGCAGACCTTCCGGTGCGTTTCCAGATCGGAGAACCGTGGTGGTGGGTGACGCCCGCGCGCGAAATTTGCCTTTACGACAATGCCGCAAAGGCCGCGTTCGGCGGCAACCCGCCTGTCATCGTTAATATCGATCAACCGCTCGACACCGCTGCGACCGCGCTGCTCGATCAGGCGGGTGCACTGCTGGCGCAGTCGACTGCCGCGCTGACTACCGCTGTGCGCGCTGCGGCGCAAGGACCGTCCGAAGTGTTACTGCTGGCCTTCACGCCCACGATTCTCGATCCGGCCGCGCCCGAACTTTACCGCGCCAATCTGCCTATCGGGTGGCGCGCACCGGCCTTCGACCGCCTACAGCTTGAGGACTACGACTGGCTGACAGCGGGTGCCGATGCTGCGCGGCGGGCGGCCTATGGACTGGTGGATGCGCGGCTGGCCTATCCGCTGGCAGATCAGGACTATCTCGCCGGGTTCGTACTCGACCCTGCCGATGCCGAACTGTTCTGGACACGGATCGACGCTGGCATTGATGAGGCCACCGCACGCGGCATCACCCGCCGCTATGTCTGGGCGCTGCCGCAGGTCAACCGCGATGGCTACACACGCCTCGCCCCTTCGCCGGAGCAATTCATGGACCCCTTTGACGACATTCCCTATCCTTTCGCGCTGGGGCGCGGTGCTTCGGTGGCGCCTGAGTTTTCGACCTCCATCGCGGTGACAGCCTCAGGGCATGAACGGCGCAATTCGCTGTGGTCGGATGCCCGGCTGCATTTTGATGTCGGGCCGGGCATCCGGTCAGAAAGCGAATTGTCGGACCTGATCGCCTTCTTCCGCGCCCGGCGCGGCCCGGCGCGGGGATTCCGCATCACCGATCCGTTCGACAACAGCTCCAACGGGATGACAGGCACGCCGACCATGCTCGACCAACTGATCGGCATCGGCGACGGGCTGCGCGCTGATTTCCAGCTGGCGAAGTCCTACGGCGGCGGCGAACCGCAGGTCCGCCCGATCACCCGCCCCCGCGCTGATACAGTCATGGTCAGCGTTGGCGGGGCAGTGAGCACCGCCTGGACTTTGAGTGAAAAAGGTGTGCTGCGCTTTTTTGCAGCGCCGCCTGCCGGGGCCGAAGTGCGCGCCGGTTTCCGCTTCGATGTGCCGGTGCGCTTCGCCGAAGACCGGCTTGATGTTTCAGCGGTCAACTTTGCAGCCGGGGAAGCGCCCTCGGTGCCGCTGATCGAAGTCCGGGAGAGCGCGTGATGCGCGTGTTTTTCGACCGCGAGCTTGACACGGTTGCGACCTTTTGGCGCATCTATCGCCGTGACGGCGCCGCGCTGGCCTTTACCAGCCATGACCGCGACCTCAGCTTCGGCGGCATTCGGCATCTGGCGGCCCCCGGCATGATCCCGGCCGCCATCCGCCTGACGTCGCAGCTCGCCAATGACAGTGCCGAGGTGCAAGGCGCGCTCAACCATGATTCCATCCGCGCGGACGAACTGGCCGCGGGCCTGTTTGACGAAGCTGCCATTGAAATCGGCGCGGTCGACTGGGCCGGCCTTGATCACCACACGCTTTACACCGGGCAGATCGGGCGGATCGAGGATGACACTTCGCAATTCACAGCCGAATTGCGATCAAGCAAGAGCCTGCTGGAACAGGATCTGGTGCCACGCACCAGCCCCACTTGCCGCGCCGAGTTCTGCGGGCGCGGGTGCGGATTGTCCGCGGTGCGGTTTACTTCCGTTCGTGAGCTTGCGGGACTTGACCTGGAGGGCAACCGGGCGCGCTTTACCGGGCTCGACGGTGAGGCCCACGTCGACGGGCGATTGCGATTCCTGGCGGGTCCGCAAACCGGTGTGACGTTCGGCATCATTGATGCCGACGGTGACTGGCTGGTGCTTGACCGGCCAGTGGTGGCAGGCACACCGGTCGGCGCCCCAGCACAGCTGCGTGAAGGCTGCGATCACACGATCGCCACCTGCTCAGGGCGGTTTGGCAACAGTGCCAATTTCCGTGGTGAGCCGTTCCTGCCGGGCAATGATCTGCTCGCCCGCTACGGCCAGTCATGAGCGCCCTTGATGTGGCCTTGGCGCAAGCCGCGCAATCGCTGGTCGGTTGCCCGTTCCGGCTCCAGGGCCGCGATCCCGCGACCGGGCTCGATTGCGTCGGCCTTGTTGCCGCGGCTCTTGCTGGCGCAGGGGTGAAGGCGGTGACGCCCGTTGGATACGGCCTGCGCAACACGGACATCGGCCACTGGCTGCCATTGGCGCAACAGGCAGGACTGCGGCCATCGGCAGGCCCTGTCACAGCGGGCGAGGTTCTGCTGATCGCGCTCGCGCATTGCCAGCACCATCTCGTGATCGCTGCCGACAGCAGCAGCGTGATCCATGCTCATGCCGGACTGCGGCGCGTGGTTCGGCAACCACTCGATACCAGCTGGCAGGTTGAGGCCAAATGGCGGCTTGCTCCCACTTCGGAAGGCTAATGCAATGGCGACGATAGTCCTGACTGCTTTCGGCACCGCCGTCGGCGGCCCGATCGGCGGAGCGATCGGTGCGCTGATCGGCCAGCAGATCGACACGCGAGTGCTGTTCGCCCCCAACGGTCGCGAAGGCCCGCGAATGCGCGACCTGACGATCAGCACGTCGAGCTATGGCCAACCAATCCCCCGCCAGTTCGGGCGGATGCGCGTGGGCGGCACGGTGATCTGGTCCACTGATCTTGTCGAGAGCAAACGCAAGGAAAAGGGTGGCAAGGGCCAGCCTTCCACCACGGTCTACTCCTATTCCGCCTCCTTCGCAGTCGCGCTGTCGAGCACGCCAATCGCTCGCGTCGGCCGCATCTGGGCAGACGGCAACCTGCTGCGCGGCGTGCAGGGCGATCTCAAGGTTGGTGGCACCCTGCGCATCTATCGCGGCTTCGGGGACGATCCGGTCGACCCACTGATCGCCGCTGACAAGGGCATTGCGGCTCCGGCCTTTCGCGATTGCGCCTATGCTGTTTTCGAGGATCTCGAACTGGGCGATTATGGCAATCGCATCCCCGCGCTCAGTTTCGAGGTTTTTGCCGAAGGCGGTGATGAGAGCGTCTCCCTGGCGCAACTGGTATCGGGCGCGGTGCCGCTTTCCCTTGCACCCCCGCTTGCTCATGCTCGCGGCTTTGCCGACGAGGGCGGGCCGCTTGCCTCTACTCTGGCCGCCATAGATCAGGTCATCCCGCTCGTGTGCATGTCGGGCAATGAAGGGCTCACCATTGCTACGCGTGACGCGGCGGGGAGCGACATAGTCACCCTGCCCGAACAACTTGCCCCGGAAGACCTTGGCCAGGACGCCGCCCGGCACAAGCAGCGCGCCGGAATCCCCGCCCGCGAACCGGCAGCCTTGCGCTATTATGACGAGGACCGCGATTACCAGACCGGTGTCCAGCGCGCTTCAGGGGGTAGCCGCGCTGGCCGGGAATTGATGATCGACCTGCCTGCTACGATGTCGGCCAGCGGTGCGCGCCAGCTCGCCAGCGACAGCGCCAACCGGGCGCGCTGGCAGCACGAAACGGTGACATGGCGGATTGGCGAGCTTGATCCGCGCATCACTCCGGGCAGTATCGTGCGCTTGCCCGACGCCCCCGGCCATTGGCTGCTCCGCGGCTGGGAGTGGATGGATCGCGGCATTGCGCTTGAACTGGAACGGCTGGCTCCTGCCAGCGGCCCGGCGCGTCCGGGCGATCCCGGGCAAAGCCTTTCGCCTCCTGATCTGGTCATCCCGCCCACCCGGCTTGCCGCGATCGAGCTTCCGCCTGATGGAAATACCAACCCTTCGGCACCGCTCCTTTTCGCTGCTGTATCTGCTGCCAACAGCGCATGGCGCGGGGCTGCACTGTTCGCAGTGCAGGGAACGGCGCTCGTGGAACTGGGGACCAGCAGCACACAACGCGCCATTATCGGAACGCTGGAGGCACCGCTTGAACCTTCCACAGGGATCTTGTTCGAGCCAGCCGCCACAGCGCAGATTATACTCACCGCCCATGACCTCAGCCTGACAGATACAGATCTCTCAGGCCTTGCCGCAGGCGCAAACCGAATGCTGATCGGCGGTGAGCTAGTGCAGTTCATGCGTGCAGAACCGCAGGGGGGGGCGCGCTGGCGGCTTAGCGGACTGCTGCGCGGGCGTGGCGGCACCGAGCCGGAAGCCGTCTTGGGACACAGTGCACAAAGTCCAGTGTTTCTGATCGACGACAGCCTTGTTCCGCTCGATCCGCAGCTGGTCCCCCCGCTGGCCAGCTCACGCATCGCTGCCATCGGCACAGGCGACAGCGAAACCGTTATCGCCGCGCTTGCCAATCCGGGCCTTTCGCGTCGTCCGCCATGTCCGGTGCACCCGCGCCACCGCATCGAGGCCGATGGATCTGTCATTTACAGCTGGGCTCGGCGCGCCCGCGGACATTGGCGCTGGGATGACAGCGTCGAAGTGCCGCTGATCGAGGAGCGCGAGGCTTACGTTGTAGGATATGGCCCGGTGGACGCCCCTGCGATGGTATGGGAACGCGGCGTTCACTGGCTGCAGATCACGCCAGGCGAGCGCGAGGCCCTGCCGACCATAAGTGGCCCAACCCAACTATGGGTCAGGCAGATCGGCACCTTCAGCCAGTCACCGCCCTTGTTGCTCGCGTCCTTTACCTGA